AGAGCCGAAGTCGTGGATACGGCTCGCATATTAGCTTTGGAAAAGCTAAAAACAAAATATTTATAAACGAAAGGAAAAACAAATGAAAGATTTTCTAAAAAAGCTGATTACAGCAAAAGAAAAAGAGATTACAGCAATTCGCAGTAAAATAAAAGCAAGTGAGGACGCAGACGAAGTGAGAGCGTTGGGGACAACTCTTGAAAGCCTACAAGCCGAAATCGGCGAGGCAAAAGACCAACTTGCCAAAGCAGAGGCTGACGAGGCGAAAGCAGATGAGGGCGACGGCGAAACAGCCCCACCTCCTACCGAAGAGCCACGCTCGGCATTCAAGCCTATGAAAACTATCGCAACTGCAACGCTTGGCGAGGCAAGAGCGACAGCGACAGGCGATGTAGAGAGCAGAAACGAAGAATACGGCAAAGCGTTAGCAGAGCAACGCTCTATAACCCTTAAAAATGGCGATGTATTGCTTTCAAAAGTAGCAAGCGATAATATCAACGATACTTGGACTCCTGTTTCAAGCGTTTTAGACGCCGTAGATATTGTAAATGTAAGCGGGGCTGAAAGTTTTGACCAAGCGTTCGTTAAAGGATACGCAGAGGGCGACTATACCGAAGAGGGAACGGACTATGCAGACGGCGAGCCGATTATTGGATACGCAAGAGTTGCGAAAACAATGATAACAGCATACGCCGAGATTTCAAGAGCCGTGCAAAAACTGGCGTCGGCTATATTCGGCGGATTTGTAAAAAGTGCCGTAGAAAAAGCCGTGCGTAGAAAACTATCAAGGCAAATTATGATAGGCGACGGAGCAGACGGCCACCTCGTAGGGATATTTGCAACAGCAGAAATAAACAAAGCGTTAGATACGGCCAAAGATATATCATTGACCTCTATTGATAACCAAACGCTTGACGAAATAGTCGGCTCTTATGGTGGAACGGAAGATGACGGCGAGGGCGATACAACGCTCATTCTAAACAAGGAAGATTTGAAAGCGTTTTCAAAACTTCGCTCTACAAGTGGCGAAAAGCTACATACTATCGACCGCAGAAACAAAACCATAGACACGATACCATACATTATCAATTCAGCCTGCAAGCCTATTTCTAAAAGTGCTACAACCGACGGTCAATACGCTATGGCATACGGCAATACGAAAAACTATATGCTCGGCGTATTCAGCGACATAGATGTAGAAGAAAGCAAAGACTTCAAATTCAAGCAAGGCCAAGTAGCATACAGGGCGGACGGTTTCTTCGGTGGCAATACAGTAATTGCCGACGGGTTTATTCGTGTGAAAAAAGAAGTGCCAACTGTGCCGATAGGCTAAAAACAAATACGAAAGGAAAAAGATATGAAACTAAAAGTGAAAGTTAAATTCCAAGACAAAAACGACAAAAGTAAAGTCTATGAAAAGGACGCTATCGTAGATTTCAAAAAAGCGAGAGCCGAAGAGCTACTGGCAGACGAGCGTGGCCTCGTTGAAGAGGTTGACAAGGACGCTACGCCTGCGGACGAGGCGAACGGCGACGCAGACAAATAGAAAGGCGTATCGGCTATGTTAGAAGAAATCAAAAAAGCGTTAGGAATAGTGGGGAAATACCAAGACGACACCATAAAGCTACACATAACCGAAGTCAAGCGTTTTATGCAAGACGGCGGGGTTGCTAAAAGTGTGATAGAAAGCCCCGAAACATACGGCGTCATTAAAACTGGCGTAGCCGACCTATGGAATAACGGGAGCGGAAACACAACGCTCTCGCAACATTTCATAGATAGCGTGGTGCAATTAGCGTTAAAACGGGAGGCGGGAAATGAGGAATTACAGGCCGATACTTGAAAGCACGATACCACTATCGCTATTACAGCCGACCTATACAAATGAGTTAGGCGTTGCCAAGAAAACATACCCCGCCATAGACAAGGGCGAAATATTTTATGGCAGTTTCAAAACCTATGGAGGCACGGAGCAAGTGCAAAACGGCGTCTATTCCATAGTTGATACGGCAAACATAGCAACTTGGTATAACCCCGACATAAAAAGCGATTGCAGGGTGGGCGTTTTGCAGACGGGAGCAGTTTACGAGATTATAAACCAACCCGAAAATGTAAATATGCGAAACCAGTATATGAAATTCAAGGTCAAGCGGATAAAGGGGCAAGCATAATGGCTAAAATGGGTATTAAGTTTGACGGCTTTGACGCAGTTATAGCCCGCCTTTCTAAAATCGGGGCAGATACAAAAGAGATAACGACAAGAGCCATAAAAGAGAGCCATAAGCTCGTCACGAAAAACGCCGAGCAGGCTATCGCACCGCATAGGAAAACTGGACGCACGCAAAAGAGCCTACAACAAACGCCAAATGTAAAGTGGGCGGGCGACAGGGCGGAATGCGATGTCGGGTTTGATATATACGGCGGAGGTTTGCCCTCGATATTTCTAATGTATGGGACGCCACGAATGAGGAAAAACCAAAAGCTATACAACTCTATTTACGGCAAGGCGACGCATAACGAAGTTATAGAATTGCAAGAGCGTATATTCTTTGGCGAGTTAGCAAAACACGGAGGCTAAAATGAAAGCAGAGCTATTACAAGTTTTGAAAAACTTTAAGCTCCCGATATTCCTAACGGGAACGCTAAACGCCGACGAAGAATACCCCGACAGTTTCTTTACATTTTGGAATAACGAAACGCCGAGCGATAGTTTTTACGACAACGAAAGCGGGCGGACGATATGGGACTTTGATATTAGTTTCTATTCAACCGACGCAGAAAAAGTAAACCGTATATTGTTAGAGGCCGTAGCAAAATTAGAGCAAGCAGAATTTATCCCTAACGGCTCGGGCTATGATGTAGCAAGCGACGAGCCGACGCACACAGGGCGAGGGATAAACATACTAAAAATACAAAGAAAGGAATGACTACTTATGAAATTTGAGGAATACAGGGGCATTGAGGGTTTAGTTATTGCAGAGCTAACCGAAACAGTAGGCACGGACGACAAAGTGGTAGCGACATACGGAACACCACAGCGTCTATCGGGTGTGCAGGAACTCTCGGGGGAAGTTGAAGAAAGCACCGAAACGCACTATTACGATAATGTGCCTGCTATCGTAGTTGATAGCGAGGGAGCGGATACATACACGCTTACAGTTTCCGTCCCTGCAAAGAAAACAAGGGCGTTAATCGAGGGGACGAAGTTTGACTCCGCAACGGGGGCTTTGATAGGCACGCCAAAAGAGAAAAAATACTTTGCTTTGGGCTTTATAGCCGAAAAGACAAGCGGGGTAAAAGAATACAACTGGGTTTATAAAGGTAAGTTTGCAGGCGGTGGCAAGACGCATAACACCAAGACCGACGGCACGGATACGAGCAATATGGAATATACATTCACTTCAATTCACACCAACGAAGTATATACCAAAACGGGCGGAAAGCCTTGCAAGTATTTAAGTGTTGAGGCAGACGGCTCGGCTGATTTATCAACATTTTTTGATAGCGTTATGAAACCCGACGCATTGACGGCAATTGGATAAAAAAACAAACGCAAGGGGGGCGGGTAGCCCTCCTCCTTTGCAAATAAAAGAGAGGATAAACAAATGAAACTAAATATCTACAACAAAAAAGAGAAAACAAAAACATACGAGGCCGATACATACGACCTAATGTTCGGCACAGTTGAGGACATATCGAACTTAATTGATTTAGACATAATACAAAAAGGCGACAACGCAGAAATAGTAAAGCTCGTCGGCAAGGTCGTTTTGAATTCTATGGATACAGTAAAAGGAATTCTAAAAGACATATTTGTCGGCATAACCGACGAAGAGCTGAAAAACACAAAAGTCGCAGAGATAATACAAGTGGCAATTGAAGTTGGAAAATATACAATAGAACAGTTAAAAGAGGTAGCAAAGCAAAAAAACTAACAAAGGGTGGCGGTAATAACACCAAAACCCTATACGAAACATTTTTTGATTTGCAGAATTCCCTTTGCGAACGCTACCCCGTCCTTTCGCCGTTTTCTATAAGGCGAGAGCGGGCAGGCGAGGTATTTCTGCTAATAATAAGATTAGCAGGCACAGCAGACAAGAGCGGACGCAGATACTCCAAGCAAGGAAACAAAACCAAGATATACATACCAGTAAAAGATTAAAGAGGACGCAACTTTTTCATAGAAAAGAGGTCTCCTTATGCCAAAAGGCGATAATATAACAACCAAGTTTACTGTCGATATTAGCGACCTAAAATCGGGCATAAACGAGGCCAACAAGAATATAAAACTTGCTAACGCCGAATTCAAGTCGGCGTCGGCTGGTATGGATAATTGGAGCAAGTCAACCGACGGCGTAAAAGCCAAGCTGACACAGCTAAACACAGTATTAGACAATGAGAATAAAAAGCTACAAAGTTATAAAGACCAGTTAAAAGCGGTTGAGGACGCCAAGACAAAGAATGCAAAAAAGATAGACGAGTTGAAAGCCAAGCTACAAGAATTGTCCGACAAGGGCGTTTCAAAAACAAGCGAGGAATACAAGAAATACGAAAAACAGCTCGCAGAGGCCGAAAAAGAGCAACTAAAAAATGTTGACGCAAGCGATAAGCTACAAGTAGCCGTGCTGAATCAGCAGGCCGTCGTCAACAAAACCGAAAAAGAGATACGCAACTTTGAGAAGTCGCTCGCAGATATGGGTGGCGAGGCAACGGAGGCTGAAAAGAAACTAAAAGAGTTTGGCGATAAAATCGGCGGGGCTGTAAAAAAAGCAGTTGTCGCAGGCACAACCGCTATGGCAGGAGCGATAGCAGGCGTAGCCACTTCGGCGTGGAAACTTTCAAAAGATGTAGCACAAATGGGCAGAGAGGTCAACTTAAATTCGCAAAAACTCGGCCTTTCAAGACAAGCATACCAAGAGTGGGACTTCATATTAAGGAAGTCGGGCGGTAGCATAGACAATATGGGCGTTTCAATGAAAACGCTACAAAAAACTATGGATACGGCCAACAACGGAAACAAGGCGAGCATAGACAGTTTCAACAGGCTCGGCATTTCGTTAGATAGCGTTAAAAACTCGTCGCCCGAAAGTATGATGGAGCAAGTAATCGGCAAGCTCCAACAAATGCCTAACGGGGCAGAGCGGACGGCGACGGCGTTAAAACTATTCGGCAAGAACGCAATGGACTTACAGCCCCTACTTAACCGAACAGCCGAAGAAACCGACGAATTACGGAAACGGGCTCACGATTTGGGGCTTGTATTAAGCGACGACCAAATAAACGCCTCTGCCAAATTCACAGGAGCAATGGGTAGAATAAAAGACACCGCACAGGGGCTAAAAATACAGCTCGGGACTTCCCTACTACCTATTTTGTCAACGCTTGGCGAGAAAGCGGGCGAGGCTCTACAAAAGGTCGATATGAGCAAGATAATAGACGCCCTTTCAACAAGCGTCGGCGGTCTGGCGGATAAAGCGGGCGGGATAATAGAGAGCGTAGTGCCAAAGCTCGTTGACTTCATACCGAAAATAATAAACTTCGCAACATTTATAATAAACAACGCAGGAACGATAGCAGGCGTAATGGCGTCGTTTTTAGTATTAACGACCATAGGCAAGATAACAGCAAGCATAAGCTCGATAATCGGGCTATTTACGACGCTTATACCCGTCCTTTGGGCGGGAGCGACCGCAGGTTGGGGCTTTATAGCTCCGTTCTTGCCGATAATAGGCATAATAGCAGGAATAATAGCCGTAATAGCGGGCGTTGTTTTAGCCGTAAAGAACTGGGGAGCAATAGTTGACTGGTTTAAGGGAATATGGGGAGCTTTCGTCGGTTGGATAACGGGCGTATTCGCACCAGTAGGCGACTTTTTCAAAAACCTATGGAGCGGGGTTGTCAATATATTTACTTCCGTTTGGGATAACATAAAAGGGATATTCCAAAGTGCGTGGGACTTCATACTAAACCTTTTGACGATAGTCGTTGGGATACCGCTCGCCATAATAAACTCGCTACTCGTGCAACCGCTAATAAAACTATGGACGACGCTTTGGAACTGGATAAAAGAGCCGATACAATTCGTGTTCGGCCTAATAAAAACGATAATAACAACCTACATAAACATTTGGATAAAGATACTGACGACGCTTTGGAACGGAATAACGGCTATATTTGAGGGAATAAAAAGCGTAATAATGACAGTATGGAACGCTATCGTCGGCTTTCTAACGCCGATAATAGACGGCATAAAAAAGACAATTACGACAGTTTTTGAGGGCATAAAGAACACCATAACAACGATATTTAATGCTATCAAGACGACAATATCAACAGTAATAAACACCATAAAAAGCACAATAGACAGCGTATTCAACGCAATAAAAAGCTCCGTGACGAATATTTGGAACGGCATAAAAACGGCAATGACGACGCCGATACAAGCGGGGGCAGACCTAATAAAGGGCATAATTGAGAAAATCAAGGGCTTTTTCAACTTCAAAATTTCATTCCCGAAAATACCTATGCCACACTTCGGCATAAGCCCCGCAGGGTGGAAGATAGGCGACCTCTTGCAAGGTAAAATACCAAAGCTAAAAATAGACTGGTATGCCAAAGGTGGATACGGCGTCGCTAATAAGCCTGTTATAACTCCGCAAGGCCAAGGCTTTGGCGAGGCAGGCCGTGAGGCGTTTATACCGCTCTCTAAAAAGGTATTGTCAAGCATAGGCAACGCCATAGTTGAGGCAACAGCCGTATTCAGCGACAATAGCGACCTAATAAAAGCAGTAAACCTACAAACCGAAGAAATAAAACGCCTACAAACCGCTATAAATACGCCATTATACCTCGACAGCGGGGAACTTGTCGGTGGGATACAAAGCAAGATAGACAAAGCACTCGGCGATATAAACGGGTATAGATTAAGGGGGCTTGCGATATGAGAAATGTCAAAATAGGCGACAAAAACACCTTTGGCGACTGGCGTGT